GACAGACCCTGATGGTAAGATTGCAGGTGCTACTGATTTGTTAGCACAAACATTCAGTGGTAGAATATCTAACATGCAGGATGCTATAGATAGACTTCAAAATGCTATTGGTGAAAGATTTTTAAAGCAATTAGGACAAGTTGCAATTCGTATTGGTGAGGTCGCAAATAATGCTGCGACATTTGTCAGTGAATTAAGTGATGAAACAATACAAAGAATACAGAGATTGGGATTGATAGTTGGTGGATTAACCACAGCATTTGGTTTATATAGAACTTCAGTTATTTTAGCCAACATATCAACAAAAGCACTCAAGAAAACATTAGGTGTTGGTTTACTTATCGCAGCCATTGAATTGACAATTACAGCATTTAATGCATTAAAAGAAAAAACACTTGAGATAGAAAGAGCAAATCTTACTTTACAATTAAGTTATTATAAACTTCGTGAGGCTATAGCACTTCGTGAAGGTAAAAGAGTAGAGTTTGCAGAACAAGTCAATGAAATAGAACAAAAACTGTTAGAGAATGCAAAACTAATAGAAGAAAGTAAGAATGCAGCACTTGGCATTGATAAACAGTCTAATGAAGAAAAAACTAAAACTGTTGCATTGAGCGAAGAAGAACTTGAACTACAAAGACAAAAAGAGTTACAAGAAAAATTAAATAATGACTTAAAAGCAAAAGAAGTATCATTTGATAAAGAAATAGTAAAAGAAAGAAAATCTGCTTTAAGTACATTAGAACAATCTATCAAAAGTGGTAGATTAAACATGGCATCAGGTAAAGAAATTCTAAAAAACCTATTGATTGAAATTGCAAGTTTGAAAATAAAATTGGCAATTGAAAAACAAATTACCAAACAAAAAAGAGCACAATCTGTTGCAGGTAGTGTTGGTGGAGGATTTTTTGGACTGTTTGCAACTGGAGGTAGTTTTGTATCAGGACTACCTATGGGCAACAATAGAGCACAAGCAGGAAGTCGTATTGTAAATCGTAGAACTATACTTCCTACGAATCCTCCTGCATTAGTTGGTGACAATGCAAGTGGAATGGAGAGAGTGGATGTTACTCCATTACCTGCACCTCCAAGTAGTCGTGATAAAAATATAACAATTAATATTTCTGCACCATTAGTAGATGAAACAGTGGTAGAAAGTATTATCCCTGCTATAAGGAGAGCAGAAAAATTAGGATTATGAGCAATGTGACAAAATCAACTGCTTTTGCATATATACCAAAGAAATTATTTGGTATGAAAAAAAGAAGTATAAAATCAAAATTAAAACAAAAACCGAAATTAAAATTAAGGAGATATTAAAGTGGAACTTGGCAAAGGAACTAAATTAACATTTAGCATTGAAACACTTATCAGTATTAGTGTTACAATATTTATGGTAGTTGGGTTATGGTTTAATCTTCAAGCTGATATTGAAGAAGCTAAACAATTACCTGAACCTCCAATAAGCAGAACAGAATATGATTTGAAAGACCAAATGATAAGAAATTCTATATTAAATACTGAGGAAAAAGTTGAAAAACTGGAAGACAAAGTAGATGATATTAAAGAAGATACAAGAAGTATTAATGATACTCTACTGAAAATGAACAACAATTAGGATATGGATTATGAAAAAATTGATAAATATGTGGCTATTGGTGCTTGGATTATTTACTTCGTCGCTATACTCACAATCAGCATCTTTGGATAGTTTTCAAGATATTCAATTAATGAAGAATGAATTTTGTGCAGTTATAGAAGTGAATGCTTCTTGGAATTGGGCAAACAAAATACCATTAGAAAAATTAGAAAAATGCTATACTGGATATGTAGATATTGCCAATAAAAACATTGGTGCAGTCATACAAAAAGAATGGGATATATCAGTAGTACCAACCATTATCATCTTTGAATATGGTGTAGAAGTAAAACGATTTGAGGCAGACTTATCAATGAAATTTAGAGAAGATGAAATCTTGAATAAAATTAAAAAAGAGATTACTAAATGAAAAGAAAGTTTAGAAAAGTGAAAAAGAGTAAATCAGGTGTACCATTAAAATATCTTTCTAATTCAAAAAATAGAAAAAAAACAGAAAGAGAAATTAAAAGAACAGCAAAACTTTATAAAGCAGGTAAATTAACACCTGCTATGATGGATGCTATTAGTAAAAAGAGAGTGGCAAGTGGTAAGAAAAAAAAGAGGTAGAGTCAGTGGTATGGCTGCGACCATAAAAAAATATTCAGGTAAAGGTTTTTCTGCTGCTACTTTAAGAAAAGTTTACAAACGAGGATTAGGTGCATATTACAGTTCAGGTAGTCGTGCAGGTGTATCTGCACATGCTTGGGCAGCAGGTAGGGTTCGTAGTTTTGTAACTGGTAGAGGTGGTGCAAGAAAAGCAGATAGAGACTTAATAAGAGGGAAAAGACGAAGATGAGTTTTACAAATAGCAATTATGAAAGCAAGTTGGGGGCAACAATTACTGAGAATTGGTTAGTCCAAATATTTAAAAATACTAACTCCAGTATATTGACAACCAATACACCTGACTTAGCATTTAGTTTCGCAGAAACACAATACAACAATGTTGATTATTATCCTGCAATTTTAAATAAACCACAGGTGAATTATTCTTTAGACCTAAAAAGTTTTACAACAAAAACTGGTGCTATCACTTTGAATATTGCTAACATTGATATTGATGGTACTACCTTATTGGAATTATTAGGCAATGAATATATCAATGGACAAGTGAATGTATTGAGTCAAATTGATAATGATAATACTGCTGCGAATGCACTTCAAATATTTAGTGGTAAAATATCAAGTTTTGGATACAGCAACAATACAGTTATCATAAATGTTATATCAAATAGACCATTCCAAAATGTATCATTACCACAGGCAAAGACAACTGGAGATTTTGCAGGTGTACAAATACCATATGTGTTGGGTGATTTTGGTCAATCATCAAGTTCTGTTTACTCAAAAGATATATTTAATCTTTATGAAGTTCCATATATAAGAAATGATAATGATAATTTGGTGTTTTTATTACCAAACAAAATTGCAAACAATACTTCCAGCATTAGTAATTTAGAGTTTTATGATAAAAATGTTCAAAGATTTATACCATTGACAAAGTCAGGTTTTTCATCCACTACAACTTCAAAACTGTTGAATCCTGCTGATGCTGATGGTGGTACAACTGTTGAAGTCAATAGCAAGTTAGTCAAAGATTTTAACATGGTGCCAAATGATTTTACAGATGAAAATGGTAATGAACAATCAATGTATAGTTCATCACTTTTGCAAACTGCGACAATCACAAATCCTGCAAACATATTAGACTTAAATTCTGATGGTACATTGAACAATACCAGTTTTGCTACGATTTCCAACAGATTGAATCCTGCTGATGATAGTACTAATGAGGATGTAGCAGGGTCATCAATATTTTTAAAGTTTGCGAAACCAATGCATAAATTAACAGGATTCACAATTAGTGTTAGGTACTCAATAACATTCACAGGAAATAATGGATTTTCAGGTGTCAAACTTTACATGCACTCAGATGACTTATCCAGTGACTCTAATATGGCTGACCAAACAAATGCAATATTCTTTGAAGGTGGTGCGAGTACAATACAAACTTCAGATGTTTCTACAACTACAAAGTCATTCATATTAAATCAAACTCAATTTGATGATATTTTTAAAGATGGACAAATACAAGATAGATTGAGACTGTCTTTAGAATTAACTTCGGATGAACCTTCGCAGGGTCAATTTGATGACTTTACATGTGATTTAAAAATACACAGTATTTTAGGAACATATACAACGACATTAGAAACAACTGATGAGCCTATAGCAAAACAAGAATCTAATGCAAACATTGAAAAACTATATATTGGTCAAGATATAAAAACAAGTGACTTTAATGGTCATACAGGAGTCAATGATGATTTGAACAATCCTGTTTCCATACATAGACAATTGATAAAAGATTTTGTAGGAATTGATTCTTTAGCTACTGATGCAGATAATTTAAACAATGGATATAAAGGTGTAGCAGAATTAAGAGACTCAACGACAACTAACAGCACAACACATTGGCAAACACGATTAAGTCTGTATGAGCCTATGATGTTAGAAGATGTAATGAAAAAACTTCAGTATGAAGGATGTTTCTTTTTTGAATATAGTCCACAGGCACAACAAACTGCGATTACAGGAGTCACTGAATTTAGGTACTTTACGATACCAAACAGTCCAACTGCTACAGTGGATTTATCTCAAAATGATATTAGTAATTATGAGTTGGGAATCACACCAGTTCAAGATTTAGAAACAAATGTAGTGGTAAACTTCAATGAACACCCTGCAGAAAATAAATATACAAATAATGAAACATATGTATCTACAGAAAGTGGCTCACAGCATTCAGTAATCTTTGATAGTACATTGCACCAAAAACAAGAAATAAACTTAGACTTCTTGAAAGCTGCTATTGCTATCAGTGGCACAAGTAGGAATACCAGTTGGCTTAACTTTAGAAAGTCATTGTTTGGTCAATATAGAACAACTGTTAGTGCGACATTGGTAAATCCTGAGAAATATGGAATGCTGCAAATAGGTGACTTTGTAGATTTTGGTGAAATAACATTCAGTGAATTAGGTAGTCCATTTGATGAAATATCAGATACCTTTGATAGCTTTGTAGCCATGCCGACTCGTTTATTTAAGGATGCATGGTCAGGTAAAAAATTTATAATAACAGATTTAAAAAGAAGAATTGGCAATGTCCAAATTCAATGTAGGGAGGTTTAGTAATGGCATCATATTTTATTTATGATTCAATTAATATGTATAGAAGTGATAACGATGTAAATGAAGGTACAGTATCAGGAACTTCGCCAACACAAACTTTTGCAGAATCAGATGTTATCACAAATCATGAAAGGTCAGCAGACCAAAATATTGGAACAACTTTTTCAGCAATAAATAGTGGTGATACAATTCAATATGCAGTTGGGAGTAGTGCGACAGCAGATGTTGCTGCAGCATATTTTACAGGTGCAAGTGGTGGTAGTGGTTCTATTATTAGGATATTAAGTGGTACAAGTGGAAGTATCACGAATTTAGAAACAATAGCAGTGGCAACTGAGGCAGGGTGGAAAGTTGGAGATTTAACTGAAACTACCAGTGATAAATTCTATGTTAAATTTTTAAATGCAGTATCAAATGTATCAGAAGTTTTAATTGGTAAAAAACTATCATTTGAGATAGAGCCTGATGTCAATGTTCAAACTTCCATTGATTATGAAAACCAAGTACAAAGGTCATTAGGTGGAGTAGAGTATGCATTGAATGTGAATCCAGGTCAAGAAATAATTACTATCAGTTTTCAAAATATTAGTTCTACTTTTAAGACAGATTTGATTACAATGCAGAATGCACTCAAAGGAGAGTCCA